CAACGTCCGGCCGGAAGAGCTCCATCTTGCTCCACCATCCCCTCCATCCGTGAATCAAGGGGATGGTCTCCACCTGCGAATCATCGACGGTCATGTCCGTGAAGCAGACCACCGGGCCAACAGCATCCGCAATGGCAGAAACGTGCTCCGGCTTGAACTCGCCCCCAGATTTAAGGACCGTCGCGATTAGCGCCATACGCACAGCCTCAAGTCGGTACTATATCTCGGGTAGGGGATGGATATTACCTCGGACACATGCCCTAAAAGAGCTTCGTAGTCGGAAAGTTCGCGGTTGTAGCACGGCGGCGTGCCGTCTTCGTTGCGCCACTTCCGACCCATAATCTCGCCGATGATGATCCGCTTGCCGTAGCGCTGCATCAAATCGACAACTGCCGGTAGTTGCGAATCGGGGATATGCAGCAAAACTGTATAGGCCATGGCGATATCGGCTTCACGCGGTTGATATCCGAAGGTGTGACGCGGTTGCCCCTGCCTAGCCGCGTCGATAGCTGCCGGGTTGATGTCCCAGCCGTAATATTTTTGAGGATCGAAGAACTCAGCAAGCCGACCGTCGCCACAGCCAAACTCGACCACCGTGCCATTCCCGCAAGCCATCCGAAGCGATGGTGCAAGACCGATTTCCGGGAACCGCTCGCCAATTGGGGTGAGGTGTTCGAGGTTTTGGTTGTTGATCCAGTAATCAGAACCCAAGCGCCTTCTCCAATCGTTCCTGCGGCCAAATGTCCAGGGCCGTGGATCGTGTCGCGTTGATGATCTTTGCGTCTCGCTGGTCCAAGTGCTTTTTGATTTTGACGAATTGCGCGTAGAATTTATTGATGCTCACGCAGTTGCCAAGACCTTTCGGGATGACTNNCCGTGCCAATGTCGCTTTCCGTTGTCGGCATATTTGCAGTCATACCCGAGCAACGTGAGTTTTCTCAGCCCCCGAAATGTTCCGCCAGACTGATTGCCCCAGCCCCAGAGTTCCCGCCGGATTTGAACTCGACAAAATCGGCATGTACCACGTCCGGCAGTTGTGTAACTCTGCGGCCCTTGAATTCCTTTGACGCCTCTGCTCCGTTCATTTTCCACCACGCCCGGTCCATCGCATAGAGTATGTCCGCCCATGGGCAAAGTCGGAACGTCGTGTTCGTTACGATGACGAATCGGCGGTTTGGCGCTTCTTCCCGCCACGCCCTGACTTTTTCACAGTCGTCTGCGGTAAGGCTCGGACCGGAGGCGATGCAGACGGCTTCCCGCCAGCGGTCTTCAAAGGGTCCACTTTCGGCGCTCTGGCAATACCTCTGTCAATTAATTGACGGGCAACTCCATCAGATACCGACAACCGCTCAAACCGCTTTCTCGGCCCGTTGTGTTCGACGCTGCGTATGAACTCAATGACCATTTGCACTCCAAAAGAGGGGAGGTGTTACCCTCCCCTCTCATCGCTCAGGATTACGCCCCGGAAGAGGCGATGGTGAAGTTGCCAGTCACGAAGGCCTCCGGACGGTAAACGGTCAGGCCGATGCGCTCTTCGCAAAGGATCGTGACCATGTTCTTGATGAAGTTGTCGCGGTCTTCGCTGGAAATCGTGATGTTCGCGTCTTCTCGGTCCCAACCCTGGGCGCCCATGCGGAACGCACCGGTCAGGAACTCGCCAGAGCTCAGGCTTTGAGTTGCGACGACCGGAAGGCCCCAGAGTACCGGTCCAGCCAGACCAGTGGGATTGGCGAACACGTAGCGGCCAACGGTGTCCTTGGTCAACTCGATAGTCGCCCAGTCAATGGGATTGAGAACGATGCCATCGGCGGTGTACTCGGCAAGCTGGACTTGCAGCATGGCGATGCGCAGCCGGTCGATGATAGTGTCGTTGCTGACGCTGACGCCTGGATTGGCGTAGGCGGTAGCCTGGGTCACGATGCCGTCGATATTCAGACCGACGCCGGAGCCTTTGAGCAACTGAGCCTCTTCCTTCAGTTTCAGCCCGTAGCGCAGTCGCCCATCGATGTAGCTCTGAAGCATCCCGGCATCACTGAGAACCTGCTTAGAGGCGTGAATCCAGTGGGCGATGGTCGCCACGGGAGCCGAGAGCAAATCAAAGGTCAGGTCGGATTCAGGCTTTCCGGCAGATGGGTTTTCCGAAACCACGTTGGCGCTGTTGGTGTAGCCGGTCTCCTGGACATACTCAATGCTGTTGGAGCCGGTGCGGCCCCAGCTGAGAAGGTCACGGATGAAAAGGCGCTGCTCGGGAGGAGCCATAACCCCGGGAACGCGGGTCGGCTGGATGAGGTCGCCGCCGGAAGATGCGCTTTCGGTGATCGCGGCCTGGACCGGGACGGAGAAAGACCCCTTGCCACGCGCCAAGCGGGAGGCGTTGGCCTGGAACTCTTCCGAGTCGACCACCCGGCGGCCGAGGCTCATGGGCGCAGAGGCGTGAGCGTGGCGGTCATCATTGACAAGCATCTGCTCTGCGGCGGTCAGACGGGCATTGAGTTCGCCCTGCTTGGTCAGCAATTCGTCGACCTTCGCTTTGGTTTCGCCGCTCATCTGCTGATGGAGGTCGATTTCCTTTTTGCTCTGCTCGGCAAATGCTTTCAGGTCGTCGCCAACTTTTTTCAGGTCACCCTGAACTTTCTTGTACTCACTTTCAATTACTGCAAGATCAGGCATTTTTAATCTCCTTATGGATGGATAGAACGTGCAAACAACTCGTTTCCAATACTTCAGTTTCACCAGGCTCGCCAGCGCTCGGCGTGACGTTTTTTGCGGCAGCGCACGGCGTGCCGACCTGGTCTTTTATTTCACCAAGCAACCGGCGACGCTCGGAGCGAGGCATACCGGACTTGGCGAGAATGGTTTCAATTTTGTTCAGCGCGGCGCGGCGTTCGGAGCCTTCGCTGTCTTGTTCGAGTTCATCAGCCGGGAGAAACGCATCGGCAAAACCTTTGGCGATAGCATCTTTGCCAGCAAGCCAACTTTCATTGTCCAGCATGTCGGCAAGGGCCGATGCGTCAATCCCGGTGCGTGCTTCGTAGATAGACACCATCGCCGTATCGAACTGCTCAAGTTCGTCCGAGGCCTTGCGCAGATCGTTGCGGTTCCCGATGACCGCCGCCCATGTGTTGTGGATCATCAGGAATCCAGCGCGGGCCACTTCCACCCTGTCCCCGGCCATGGCTACGAGAGATGCGGCGCTTGCCGCCATACCGATAACCTTTACCGTCACTTCGCCTTTGTGGGCGCGGAGAAGGTTGTAAATCGCGAATCCCTCGAAAACATCGCCGCCCGGCGAGTTGATGAATACGGTAACAGGCTTGTCAGCGCCAACCCGGCGAAGAACAGCCGAAACGATGGCGGCGGTCATGCCCTCGCCCCAGTAGTCGCCGAGGACGTCGTAAATGCCAATGGTGGCTTCCGACTCATCCGCTGCGGCTCTTATCCCAGGGTTCCACAACTCCATCGCACGCGGCGAAAGGTCCGGCGAAAGCCTCGCCGTCGGCCGCGAAGTCGGCGCGTCAGGCATCGTTTTTTTATCCATCTTTCTGCTCCAATCCCTTAAGCCACGAGGCCAGCGCGGCCCTGGCGGTATCTCCATCCCTTTGCACGCCCAACGAGTCAAGCGGTGCCATGGCAGTCTGTACAGTCAGCACAGCGGCATTCCCGCCCATCAAGTCTCTGTTTTCCAGCGCTCGCACTTCGTCGCGGGTGAATATCCCATTGTTAACCATGACGCTGTAGAATGCCGCACGAGCCGCCGAATCAGCACGAAGCAGCCCTTCAATCGAATATTCGGCGTAGTACTTCGTTCTCTCCACAGGCGAAAGCAGGTGCATGTTGATCGCCTGTTCAATCCTGGTCAGCCATGGTCGGAGGGTGAACGTCAAAAATCCGATGAGCTTTTGTTCCAGCCCGGTGCCCCAGTTGCTGTCTTTGTTCCCGTGTCCAACCATGGACGGGTCGACACGGAACCAGCGGCAGACCTCTTCAACGGAATAGCCCCGGCTTTCGAGTAACTGCGCGTCGTTGGGGTTGATACCAATCATCATGGCGTCCATGCCGCCCTCAAGCAGCGGTGACTTCCCGGCATTCAGCGCGCCGGTGATCGCTGCGAGATTGGCGCGGAACTCGGCACGCTGTTCAGGCTTGAGGGTCTGCTGCATCTTGTAAGCAACGGTCGGCATAAGTCCGCGCTCAAATGTCCCGTTCGCCGCCTCATTCGCCGCAAGCGCAGAACCAAAAACCCCGGCGCCGTATTGGATCGCCGACAATCCATATTTCCCGTCAAGGGAGAATGCCGGAATGTGGATAAGGTTCTCTGGGTAGATCCTTCGCCGCAAACCGTGGAGTTCGGTGTACCAAGTCTCCTGTGTGCCGGTCGAACCGACGCTATGGCTGATCCTTCCAGGTACCAAGAAATGAAGAGCAACCACCTTCCCGGCCGACTTTTTCGCTTCGATGAATGCATTCCCGCGAAGCAGCATCGACGCGACGACCGACTCCCAAAATGTCGTTGCTGTGCCCTGGCTGTTGGGGTAGTGCAACAACGACCATACCGGATGCTGATTCGCCACCTTGCGCCCGCCGGTCGGGGTGCGCTCGTAGAGATGCAAGGGCAACGTGGCAATCGTCTCGGCGACAAGCCGCGTACAGGCCCACGCCGCCGACAGCGACATGACGGTATTCTCGTTGATCGTCTGCCCAGCTGACGACTGGCTTTTGATCCACTGGTTCCAGAACGTCGCATCGGTCAGCGCGAGGGGCACGCCGAGCCAATCCAGTATTGCTGCTCTCGCTCGGCTAAACAATTATCGGCTCCATGAGGAATGGTGTCAGGTCAACGAGTTCTTCTGCTTCCGCCCCACCCAATGCCATGGCAAGAGAGACAAGTCCGTCAATGCGGCCGGTAGCCTTTTGCTTGTCAAGTTTTCGGTTCCCGGATGGGTCTTTGACGGTTACAGCGTTGGCCGCGCACATGGCAAGGACGGGATTATTGCCGTGGCAGATTCGCGCATTGAGTAGCAACGCTTCCAGACTTTCCAGCGCCGGTGACATGTCTTTGAATCCCTGGCCAAACTCAACAAGCGGTAGCATGGCCCCGGCACGCTCGACGGCTTTTTTCAGCACGTCGATGCGCCATCGGTCGAAGGCGAGGGAGTCAAGGTCAACGTCGGCGAGGATGTCGCCGATGTCGGAGACAACCCAGTCATAATCCACCGTCGCCCCGGGGGAGGTGCGAATCAATCCTTGCCTAACCCAAACGTCGTAGGGTGATCGGTCCCGCTTCGCCCTGTCTACCAAGCCGATTTCCGGCGTCCAGAAAAAAGGATGGACATGGGTTTTTCCGTCCGGTCCATCGCCGACGACAACAAGCGATGTCAGGTCAGCGCGGGATGACAGGTCAAGACCACCGCGCAGATTGGTGAGTCTAGTCAGCGGCAACGGGGCGGAGCCGCAGGATTTCCAAACGCTCAGAGAGACAAACGGCGAGACGGTAGAAACTCGCTGATTAAGGTTTAAGTTGCGAAATGTCGACTCAAAAGACGGCATCCGCGAAGCCTTCTTGGCCTGTTTCCGCATGTCCTTGAGAGAGCGGAACTTGCCAAGTGCCGGGTTCGCCGCTTTCCACGCATCTTCGTCCAGGCAATCGGCATCCTTGGCGGCGGCATAGACATGGCAGACGGTGCGCTTGGGGCGGTGAAGAATGGCGTCGTCGATCTGTACAGAGAAAAAATCAGCATCGTTTGCCGCCTGTGTGCTGATGTAGATCAGCAGAGGGTCAGCGTATGCAGCTTGGGCGGTTGTGATCGCGTCCACGAAATCGCTCTGTGGGCCACGGATTTGCCCTACCTCGTCCAGTATGGCCACCACCGGGCTTTTCCCGTGTGCCGTGTGCGCGTCGGCCGAGATGGCGCGATACTCCACGTTCATGGGCAATCCGATGAGCGTCTTTGACGATGGTACTGTGCGGATGATCCCGGACAACTTCTGTGACAGCATCACGCACTTACTCGCGATGTTGTAAACCTCGGCGGCTTGGTCGCGGCTCATGGCACCGGATATGATGCGGCTGTTCTGGATCGCTTCCGGCCCTACAAGGTGAGCCAGAACGAGGAATGCGATGGTGGCCGTCTT